AACCAGAAGCGGCAAATTCATGCCGGTCGAAGCAGATCCGGTCAAGGTATTGGTGCATGGTTCTGACGGGTATGTTCTCAAGTCCGGATACAGGCCGCACTGGGAGAGCTGTCCCGGAGCTGATGAGGCGAGAAGGAAGTGACACTACAAAAAGTGTACCCGTTTCTGAAGCAAGAATGAAAAAGTTTCATAGGGTGTGACAATTCAATGATGAAAGACTTGGAAAAGAAACTTCTCCTCTCAACATTCGACGAAGACATCGCCTCACTGGCCCTGCAGCTTCAGGAACTCAAGAGAAGCCCGAGCTGGAAGGAAATCCGGAAGATCATCCTGCATATTCGCCCCAGTGATGGGCGGATCAACAAGAATGAAGTTATCCGATCAAGAATTCAAACTGTTGAGTCGATTAAAGAAATACGGGGAAGAGCATGCATCTCTTCCCCGTATGAGTCAGAAACTACTGAATAATAGTTTCATCGTCCTTGGCCGGCGGTTTGCTCTTCTGACCAGGCCAATTTGTCTGAGTCAGAAAAGCGGCCGTTCTCTGAGCTGCTCCTACTAAATTGAAGGCGCAGTTATCAAAGACGGTGTCTTGCCATTGGAACTCACCCCCAGAATAGAGGAGGGTGCAATTCCTGAAGACGCATTTCACAAGGACACAATCATCCAGTGAAAAGGTCCGCCGGACAAATTTTTGATTTTCAAAAATTTTCATTTTTGAAAACCTCCATTTTTTTAGGGCGGGACTTGAAACAGCGGCGACCGTAGGATATTTTGTCAGACTAGATCGTTAGTCTGTGGGCAGAAAACGAAACCGCTTGTTTCTTGCCCCAGCCTGTTTTTGGTTTCGGCCTTGGGATCCTCATGTTGGGAGCATGGGGATCCTTTTCATTTTCTAGCCAAGATCAACTGTACCTATTAGATCTGACATGTACTTCACCTTAGTTTCACTTTCCACTGGACATATGTCAGCCGCATTCGGTATGTTAATAAGCGAAACAAGATTCTGACCCATGCGCAGACGCGAAACGGTCCGATCCAAGGATGGCCGTGGAGCGTCTTTTTTATTACCCTCCATCGGCCAGCCGGAAACAAAGCGAGTTTTACCGGAGCCGAACAAGCACCTTCCGAGTTTCTCGCTTCATTTCCCCCGCTGAAAAGCGAGTGGGTAGGATAAGTCGAGCTGTGCCCAGATGGAACCGTGTGAAAGTCCTCACACTCGGACGGCCTTATTTCTGCGACGAGCGTGAGGGCGCCAGGCTGATCCGAAATTCCGAGGCTGACATCGTATCGAAAGATCCCCCGGTCCTCCGTCTCATCCAGACGCCGAACTTCACTGAAGAGGTCCGCTACCTGACTGGATACCTGGTTAATTCAGACCCGGACCGCGATTTAAGGAAGTTGCCGGCTCATATCCTGAGGCGAATCGGTGTGAAAGCGCGAATTGTCAGGACCGGATTCAAGGGCCGGAAGTCCAGGAAGATTAGGACCAGGAGGCCGCGTCGAGCAATGAATCCGGATTACCTGGAATTTCGCCGGCTTATGGATCGGGGCCCAGTAAAAAGAGGAGAGGGCAAGATCGAAGGTCTGAGTGGCCCAGCACAAAATGCCAAGAAAACCGCCGCATCCATGTAACTATCCGGGGTGCCCAAATCTGACTCTGGAGCGATTCTGTCCGGAGCATAGGAAACAGGACCAGAATCGGAAAGCAAAGTTCCGCAGATCTCCATCGAGGCAGGGCTATGGTTGGAAGTGGAACAAGGAACGTAAAAGATACCTGGCTGAGCATCCGTTCTGTATAGAGTGCCAAAGGATGGGACTTTCGATTCCGGCAATGACTGTTGATCATATTGTTCCGCACAGAGGGGATGCAAGGTTGTTTTGGGATGAATCTAACTGGCAGCCGCTGTGCAGGAGACACCACAGTCGGAAAACTGCTAAGGAAGACGGTGGATTCGGCAATCCTGTGAAGAAACATCGGTAACCAGAAAAAACAAACAGGGAAGAAGATTGAGGCGACCTCAAGAGGGTCGCCTTTTTTATTGCCCGGAAAATGGGGAAGTGGGGCGAGCGCGTTACAAAGAAATGCGTTATCTGCGGCGCCACATTCTTGGTGTATCCCTATATCGCTCGGAGAAGACCGTGCTTGACCTGCTCGGTGAAATGCCGATCTGAGTACCGACGACGAACCACTAAGCCTTCTAAATGCGTTTTCAAATGTCGAGTATGTGGAAAGTTATTCTTGCCGACCAGGTACAGCAAAGGTCTCTATTGTTCAAACGCTTGCCGAGGAATGGCAAGGGCTATGGATAATCCTAAGAATCAAGAAGTATTTCTTCCCTGGAGCATCTGCGAGATATGCGGGAGCATCACCGACGGCAAAAAGACATGCTCCATTAAATGCGAAACCAAGAGAGTCAAGCGTGTTCATCGCGACTACTTCAGAGACAGGCATGGCATCATAGAAAAGCAGATCAAATGCGGGGAATGCGGTTCTTTGTTCAAAGCGACACCGTATAGAAAGTTCTGTTCAATTGAATGCTGCAAGCGGTTCGGACGGAGACAAGGAAAGTATAAGAGAAGATTGAGAATTAGCAGAAAACGGGCCGAGAGGATATACAGGTTAGAGATCTTCAAGAGGGATGGCTGGAGATGTCAGATATGTGGTCGGCCTGTAAAGAGGAATGCGGAATGCCCTCATCCGCTTAGCCCGGTTCTTGACCATATAGTGCCGCTCGCCAAAGGTGGAACTCATGAGCCGAAGAACGTTCAACTTGCCCACTTCCTGTGCAACTCATTAAAAGGAGATGGTCAGGCGGCAGATCAGCTGAGGATGTTCTAGAGGGGAGGGCGGGTCCAATCGTCTCAGTCCGTCCACCAGTATCGCGCGCCTGGTCGATTTTTTGCGCCGTCAGGTTTTCCAACCCGGGATTTGAAACATGGGAGCTCGAGGACCTAAACCCAAACCCGAATACCTGAAGCTGATCGAAGGGACTGCCCGTCCCGATCGAAAGACCGAGGCATTAGTGCCCCAGCTCGAGGGTGTTCCGGAAAGGCCGAAGTGGCTGACAGGCCGGGCGAGGAAGCTCTGGGAAAGGAAGGTCCAGACCTACGAGACGAGAAACGTGGTCTGAACATCGTCGGTTGCGAGGATATGCTGGCCCAGTATTGTGCCCTCGAGGCAAAGATCATCGATGACTACTACCGGAGGAAACTGATTCCGCCGGCTTCCCTGATCAATGCTCTGAAGGGGCTGGCCTGTCTCTTCTACGACGCACCAGGTGTGCAGCACGACCGGGTCGGTAGCAATCCCAAGAAGAACGAATTCGCAAACAATGGACACAGGGCACGCTAAAGACTACTCGGCGATTGCGGAAGAATACTGCCGTGACGTCCTGAGCGTGAAGATTATCGCCTGCAAGTGGACCAAACTGGCCTGCCGGCGACACCTGGAGGATCTGAAGAGAAAGACTACGAAGAAGTGGCCTTATTACTTCGACCACTGGTGGGCGAATGACGTCTGCGACTTCGCCGAGAAGGTTCCCCACCATGAAGGAAACTGGAATCCCGACGGGAACAAGTTCATCCTCGAGCCCTGGGAAGTCTTCATCCTGGTTGCGATCTTCGGCTGGCGCCGCCGGGTCCAAAAGGCCAAGGATCCGAAGAATGACCCGAGACGGTTTAGCGCAGCCTATATCGAGGTCGCCCGCAAGAACGGGAAGAGCCCGATTTCTGCAATCGTGGCCCTGTACTGTGTGGCCTGCGAGGGAGAGAACGCTCCCCAGGTCAAACTGGCAGCGACGACCTACAAACAGACCGAGGCGGTGTTCAAGCCGGCCAAGGCCATGGTGAACCTGACGCCGGCGTTAAGAGAACATTTCCAGCTGGAAGCCCGGGCGAAAGCGATCGCCTGCTTCTCCTCGAGGGGAAATATCGAGCCGATTCATTCGAAGAGCCAAACCCAGGACGGATTGAATCCTCACGCCACGATCATCGATGAGCTCCACGCTCATAAGGACCGGAGCCTGTTTGATGTTCTGAGATCGGCGAAAGGCGCTCGAAAGAACCCGCTGAGCTGGTACATCACGACGGCCGGCTATAACCTCGAGGGTGTCTGCTACGAACAAAGGACACTGGTCACGAAGATCCTTGAGGGGATTATTCCCGGTGACCACTACTTCGGCGTGATCTATACACTCGATGATGGGGACGATCCGTTCGATGAGAAGGTCTGGCTGAAGTCCAATCCGAACCTGGGAGTGAGTGTCCAAATCAAGGATCTGAGGGACTATGCCCAAGAGGCAAAGGCTTCTCCGAAGAGCCTGGGCGAGTACAAGACTAAGCGCCATAACATCTGGTGTAATGCGGCGGCAGCCTGGCTGAATCTCCTTCAGTGGGACGCATGTGCCGATCCTGGTTTGAAGATCGACGATTTCACCGGTTACGACTGTTGGATCGGAGGAGACCTGGCCGATCGAAACGATATAGCCGGCTATCTACTCCTGTTTTTGAAGGACGGCCTTCCGTACCTGTTTCCGAGGTTTTACCTGCCGGAGGATCTGGTTCTGGAGAAGATGCATTCCGTCGGGACGCATTACAAAGTCTGGGCCGACGAAGGGCTGCTGATCTTGACACCGGGAGACTTCATCGACCACAACCGGATCGAGGAAGATGTCCGAAAGGATTGGGAGAAATTCAACGTCCACCAGGCGGCTTTCGATCAGTACGGTTCGGCGCAGCTTGCAGCCAGCTTGAATAACGACGGACTCACGACCGCCATCGTCCACAAGAACGCTAAGACCTACGGGGATCCTTCCCTGGAGCTGGAGGCCAGGGTCAAGACCGGCCGGATCCGCCACGACGGAAACAAGATCCTGCGCTGGATGGTGAGTAATGCCGTTGTTGATCGGAGAGTCGACGGATCCATCCTTCCGAAGAAGGAAAACAAGGACTCTCCGAACAAAATCGACGGACTCGACATGGCGATTTTGGCCCTGGGCCAAGCTATGGTCTTTCAGGGACCAATCCCCTATGACTACGATGCCCAGGACATTCTCTACGTATGAAAAACAAACTGTCTTTTGAGATGTTCAGGAATTTGATTGCTCTGGCCGGGGCCGGACTGTTCTGTTACGGCCTATGGCTGATCTACGAGCCGCTATCTGCCCTTGCGGGCGGAGTTCTGCTGGTGCTGATCGCCAGATATCTGTAAAGACGAGAGGAAGCATGGCATTAATTGACCGGATATTTGATGGACTTCGCCCCGGAGCTCGAGGAGAAATCCGAACCAGCCAGGAGCTCGATTCCTTTCTTCGGGGAGAATCGGTTCGTTCTTTGACCGGTGCATCGGTCACCAATGAGACGGCCATGAGGATATCAGCGGTTAATGCCTGCACGCGGATCCTGGGTGAAGATGTGGCCGGCCTGCCGGGTAAGGTTTTTCGCAGGAAGAAGACCGGCGGGCGAACACTGGACCGCCGGCATTGGCTCTATCCGATCGTTCACGACCGGGCCAACGATTATCAATCGGCTTTCGAGTTCCGGGAAACGGCAATGGTGAACGTGGTTCTGCTGGGGAATTTCTACGCATTCAAGATTTTCAATTCCCTGAAGGAACTGCACAGTCTGATTCCGATCCAGCCGCACCAGGTCGAGGATGTTAAGCTCGAGAACGGCCGGATCACCTACTGGATCGCAGATGAAGAGGGTGGGGAGAGCAGGCCTTACACACAAGACCGGATTTTTCACTTGAAGGGAATCTCGACAAACGGTTTTACGGGCCGATCGGTCCTCTCAGACGCCCGGGAGACTTTCGGTTACGCGCTGGCCTTGCAGGAATTCGGCAGCCGGTTGTTTAGCAACAGGGCCAACTTTGGAATTGCCATGCACCTTCCGAAAGGGGTTCTGTTCGGAAGCAAGCGCCACCAGGAGATCAAGGAGTCGCTGCAGGACGAACACACTCAGCTGAAAAACGCCTGGCGATCGCTGCTCCTGGAAGAAGGGATGGCTGTTGAAAAGATATCGATGTCCCTCGAGGACGCCCAGTTCGTCGAGATGATAAAGGCGTCGATAGCCGATATCGCCCGGATCTTCAAGATTCCGCTTCACCGCCTGGCCGAGCTGTCGAAGTCTTCCTTCAACAACATCGAACAACAGAGCCTCGAGTACGTGATTTACACACTTCGGCCCTGGCTGGTCCGGCTCGAGCAGGCAATCAATATGCAACTGCTGAAAAACGATCCAAATTACTTCGTGGAATTTTCAGTGGAAGGCTTGCTCCGAGGGGATATGGCTTCCCAGGCTGCGGCGCTGGCAACAGAATTCCAGAACGGGGCACTGCTTCTGAACGAATGGAGAGAATTGAAAAATCGAAATCCCTATCCTTCGGAGATCGGTGAAACTCCTTTCATTCAAATGAACCTGGCATCGCCTGAATCGACACAGCCGGTCAATGGGTCGGCTCAAGCGAAAGTGATCAATTTCGAGAGATTGCAGGCTAAATACGACCTGCTGAAAAAGCTGCATCAGGACGAGCAGATCTCGGACTTCGAGTTCTGCGAGAAAGTGACGTCGATCCGACGGAGCATCGGGCTGCCTCCGCTGACCTTCGGCCAAGAAGAGGCCGCCTAAATGAGGTTGAAAGATGGCTAAGAAAAACTATTCGCGGATACTAAGAGCTGTTCAGAAATCACCCTGGGCGATCCTGCCGGAGAAGCTGGCGGAAATCACGGATTTCCTCCGAATCAAGGGAGCCGACCTGGAGTTTCTCGAGAACGATAATCCTCCCGAACCGAAAGCGGTTGTCACGACTGACAGGGCCCGTAAACCCCAGATGGTCGGATCGATCGCGGTCATTCCGGTTTTTGGAACTATCGCACCCAGAATGAACATGTTTCTGCAATTCAGCGGGGGAACGTCCTCTGAAATGCTCAAGGCTCAGATCCGACAGGCTGCCGAAGACGATTCGGTCCAGGGAATCGTGCTCGATATCGATTCCCCCGGGGGATCCGTTTATGGAATTCCCGAGGTGGCCGAAGAGGTCTTCCAAGCCCGGGAGAAAAAGCCGATCGTGGCCGTGGCCAATCCGATCGCGGCCAGCGCCGCCTATTACATCGCGTCGGCAGCCAGTGAAGTTGTGGTCACACCTTCCGGTGAAGTCGGCTCGATCGGAATCATTTTTATTCATGAGGACTATTCGGAGCAGGACAAAATGCTCGGCATCAAAACCACTCTGATTAAGGCCGGTAAGTATAAAGGCGAGGCCAATCCCTGGGAACCGCTTTCCAAAGAGGATCGGGAGGAGCTCCAGCGATTGGCGGAGATCCTGTATCGGGACTTTCTCCAGTCGGTGGCCAGGGGCAGAAATCTCAAAGTCCCGCAGGTCCGGGAGGAATTCGGACAGGGAAGAATGGTGCTCGCGAAAGAAGCTTTGGCAAAACGCATGGTCGACCGGATCGAAACCATGGACCGGGTCCTCGAGAGAATGAAGTCCCCCCAGGCGCGGGCTCGAATAGGAAAGAAAAACGCAGAATTGACCGCCCGGGAATTTGAAGCTGAGATCCGCGAGCATTTCGGTTTCAGCCGGGACCAGGCAAAAGCCGTCGCATTACATGGATTTAAAGAACTGGATTCTCGGGACGAGACCGGTTCATCAGAAGATAACGCGGAACCTCGGGATGAGGCCGCAGCCGCCCAGACGGAACCTCGGGATGAGGCCGCCTCGGTGGTTGAGAAAGCGATCCTGAGCTTCAGTTTGCTGATTTCTGCCTATGCAGAAGAACTGAGGTCACGGAACCAGTAAACCAATTCGTCACTAACAAATGGATCAAAGAAGCTGCCGATTAACGGCGGCTTTTTTTATGTCCAGTTGGAGGAACAGTACAGATGAACGATGAAATCAAAGCTGCACAAAATGCAGTTGAAAAAGCAATTCATGATTTCCGCCAGGCGAACGACGAAGCCCTGAATATGAAAGCGGACAAGGGTTATGTCGACACTCTCCTCCAGGAGAAGGTCGACAAGCTCAATGCCGATATCGACGCGGCCATGGACGAACTCAAGAGGCGACAGAGCGATCTGGAAGCCAAGTGGGACCAGCAGCAGGTTATCGGCGAAAGCCGGAAGGCCGGCAAGGTCGGCGTATACGCCGCGGAATTCTCCAAGCTGCTGACCGCGGAACACGGCCGCAACGTCGTGGTCTCTGCCGAAGACTTCAAGACCTACAAGGACGCCTTCTTCGATGAATACCTGCGGCGGGGAGATGCGATGAGGCCCGATGCCGCTGCCGCTCTCCAGGTCGGATCCGACCCGGAAGGCGGCTACTGGGTCCCGATCGACACCACGGGCCGTATGGTGGAGCGTATCATCGAGACTTCTCCTATCCGGAGAATCGCTGCAGTCGAGACAATCTCAACCGATTCGCTCAAAGGCTCCGCCGATCTGGATGAAGCCGGATCCGGCTGGGTCGGTGAGACGGAAACCCGATCTGAGACCACCACACCGGATACCGGCGAATGGGAGATCTTCGTCAGGGAGCAGTACGCCATGCCGAAGGTCACTCAGAAGTGGTTGGATGACGCCATCGCCAACCGGGAAGCCTGGCTGATTCGAAAAGTATCCGACAAGTTCTCCAGAACGGAGAACACCGCCTTCGTCAGCGGTAACGGCGAGAAGAAACCTCGCGGCTTCCTGACTTACAATCACGGCGTTCCTTCCGCTACTGGTTGGAATGTCATTGAGCGCATTCCCACCGGTGCCAGCGGTGCCTTTCAAAACGGCGACGTTTTGATCGATACCGTCTACAAGCTCAAGTCTCAGTACCGCGAAGGAGCCAACTGGGTGATGTCCCGGGCGACTCTCGGTTCCGTCCGCAAGTTGAAAGACGGGCAAAACAACTACATCTGGCAGCCGGACTTCACTCAGCTGCAGGCCAGCCGTTTGCTCGGCTTTCCTGTGACTGAGGCGGAGGACATGCCGGCGATCGCGGCCAACAGTCTTTCGATCGCCTTCGGCAACTTTCAGGAGGCCTACCAGATCGTCGACCGGATGGGGATTCGGATCCTGAGAGACCCATACACGACCAAAGGGTACGTCAAATTCTACGCCACCAAGCGCGTGGGAGGAGACGTGGTCAACTTCGAAGCGATCAAGCTGATCCGGTTCGCGACGGCCGCAAGCTAGTCGAAAAAGGAACCTTTCACTTGAAACCATGAAGGGGCTTTCTCGGCCCCTTTTTGTTTGTCTTTTCTGGAGGAACAGAACAATGAGAGATCTAGTTTCGAATCTCGGACTGGGCGACGGAATCGTTTCCCAGGTCATTAACAGTGGAGGCGGTGCCAAAGACACCGGAAACGTCGACCTGCAGGGCTTCAACAGCTGCCTTTTCCTGGTGGATTTCGGTGCTAATGGCGGGGACACACTCGACGATACGAACAAATTCACCGTGAAGCTCGAGCATGCGGCCGATGACGGTGCCGGATCGCCGGACACTTATGAAGCAGTCGAATCCGCCGATGTGATCATCCCGACAGTCGGCGGATGCAGTGCTCCGTCAAGTGGAGTAGTGATCACGGTAGACGACGCAGCCGAAGATGCCAAGAAGTATTACTTCGGGTATATCGGCGACCGGCGTTTCGTGAAGCTGACCGTGACGCCCAACGGAACCCTGACCAACGGCAATCCGGTCTGTGTGGCGGTGGTCAAGGGCCACGCAAGCGTGTTGCCGGTGAATCCGCCTGCCTAGTCCTGAAATGAAGAGGGTCCTGTGAGGGCCCTCTCCATCCTGCTTTGGAGAATTCAAATGGATAAAGTCAAAATCAAAATGATCAGAAACGCTCCGGGAGCAGAATGCGGCGTACGAGTCCGGTTGTACGAAAAAGGTCAGGTCTACGAGGTTTCGACCGAACTGGCCCAAGCCTTTCTCGACAATAAGGACGCCGTCGCCGTCAAGCCCCCGAGCAAGAGAGCAAAATCGGCTTGAAGACTAAAACCATGAGGCGGATTTTGTCCGCCTCTTTATTTCCCGATCACTTATGTCGATTCTCAGCACTACCGAAATCGTAGAGCACCTGAACCTGGCTTCCTTGGACGGCAAGACCAGCCGGATCGTTAAATGGGTCGAAGCGGGGGTCAAACGGGACATAGGGCGTCGGTTTGAAGAAGCCAACTATCTGACAAGTTTCGACGTCCGTCGCGACCAGGATCTCCTGGAGCTGGAAGACTGGCCTGTTTCAGAGTTCACGATGCTCGAGAAGGTCACCAGCCGGGAGACTGACGGAACACCGACCTATGAAGAAGTCGGCGCCTATCGGTATGTCGTTTACTCGAGTAAAGGCTTGCTTAAATACCTTGAAGGATCCCTGGACGAAGGACGCCAGATCTATCGTGCCACCTACACGGCCGGTTTCTCAGAGTCGGATATCGCAAACGACGCCCACGACGACATCGTAATTTTGAAAGGCCTCCTTCTTTCGGTCCTGGAACGGGAGTACATGCTTACCCATAAAGGTCCGAAGCGCCACATGTTCAACGAGAGCTTCGACGGGGAATCGACGCGCTACCGCTTCAGTTACGACCCGGACCAGCTGCGCAAGCTTTCGATGCTGACCCGAAACCGGTTCTGAGAACAATGGCGATCAACGAAGCCACGAAAACTCTTCGCAAGCACCTGGCCAAGAGCCTGCGGCCGGCGGCCAAGAAAATCCGCAAGGATGCCCGTTCCTTCCATGGTTCGAAGCTGCGCTCACGCAGCGGCAAGACAGCCAAAACGGTTCGGGTAACCGTTCCCTCTGGCAGCCGGAAAGGTGTTTACGTACGGGTCACCGGCGCAGCGGCGATAAACATATGGGAATACGGCCGGAAAGCTTACGTTATCAAAGTTCCGAAAGGGCAAGCTTTGAAAATGCCCTGGGGCTGGGTTGCGAAAAGGCGGATTCGGATCAAGGCCGAAGCACCCAGGCCGGTACTGACTCCGGCAATCGAGAGGCACAAAAGCGAGCTGCTCGAGGCCGGCGCCACGGCTCTGCAAAGCGCGGCGGTCGACATCCTTTGCCATGGAAGGGTGACGAGGCATGAACGCGATATTTCCAGGCAGTTTGGGTTTACCGGTGGCACGGGCACGGTCAGTTCCAGCGAAAATGAATGAGATCGCTGGTACAAATCAAAATATGGTTTTTAACGACGGCGATAGGGATGTCCTCTGATGCCAAACAGTAATTTCTGGGTTACCTATTCGGCGCTGGTATACACCAAAAGCCTGATGCAGGAGCTCGTCGACGCGGGCACCCTCGACCTGGTCACACTCGATCCGACTACACCCGAGTTTCAAACCCGGGAGAAAGTTGTGATGCTTCAAACCGAGGACGACTCCGCCGATTTCGGCGATACGCTCCCAGCCGA